GCGACTTAAGAAGGAAAAACCTGGTACTTCTATAGAGGAACTAGTTAAGGAAGCCGACGAAATCGTAAATGAAGAGATGAAGGAACGTCAGAGGAAGCGGGAAGAGGAGGCCGCCAAGTCGACTGAGGCGAAAGTGGAGGAGACAAAAGAAGACGGTGAGCCAGAGGTTTCATCCGCGTAAATAATATTCATATACAATAAACAAAATGATTAGGATTATCATCACGATACTCCTAGTCGGAGCTTTCTTTATTTTGTTTTTTAAACCAAAATACGATTTAAAAAACAAAACAGTTTCTGAACCATCTACTACGAAAGGGTTCGTCGAAGATACATACAGGGGTCCCATTCTTTTTGGGCGAGATGGAATCCCCCCTAGATATGGTGACATAGGAACGTTTGTTGCTTACTCTGGTATACCCGAGGACCATTGGTTAAGTGGATTTTCACGAGATCCAACGGCGTGTCCGAACAGCCTGAGTATGATGGCTCCCTGCGATGAGAGGTGGTCCCCTTCCTTGCCCGAAAGTTATGAAGATTCTGATACTAAACTATCAAGACGTATACGTGATTTAAGTAAATAGTTATGTATACCTGAGTATAACTGGCTGCATAGTCTTACCCATGAAAAATCCTAAAAGAAAAACAGCAAACGCGATTATCCACGTAGATTTATCAATGTTCGTGAATATATCGATTTTTGCATTTTGCTGAGGCGGGGGGTGTGGATAATTCATTTCACTCGGATGGAAATAATACGGCTGGTCTTCAACCATCTCCTGTTTTTCGTGTTCAATTTCCTGATTTAAAGGGTCCACAGTGGGGTTGTACTCAATAGGATTACCAATATCAGTTTCCATTTCTAATATAGAATTTGTTTTTTTTAAGCTGATTCTTCCTCACTCTCACTCTCATCATCTACCACAAAATCTTTGAGATTACCATTATCATCAGCGTCTTCGTCGTAATCGTCATCACTACCTTCTTCTGAGTTATACTCATCTTCTGTGTCAATTACCGAATCATCTTCAAAATCGTCATGATCATCTGTAGCATAATCGTCGTCTAGTACAGTTTCTACCGGTATATAAAGAACGGGCTTCTTTATAACTCTACCAAAGCGAGAACGAGTCATTTATACTTTAACCGTTGTTCTGTTTAAGTATCTTTAGGGTGAAGTTTATTAGTTATTTTAGATGGTAAAATATGTTCTCTAGCCTTACTCTTCTTGCATATAGGGCATTTCTGTTTTATTTTGTTTTTAGTGATGATATATGACATAGTCTTATTTTCGTGTACACTAGAAATAGTTTCACAGTAATTAGATGTGGTTAACACTAAAAAATTATTTTTATTTCGTGTTACATTAACTACGTGTGTATTATCACCACATTTCATATTCTTATTAATGAAGTTTTCAAGATCTGGTTTTACATTCATCTGTTTAATTTCTGGTTTTTCTATGTTTTTTTTGATTTCTGGACACTTTGTGAGTGTTTCCTTTTTAGGGTAAAGCTTATCAATAATGTCATTTGTTAGTTTATGTCTTCTACCACAGAAGTGTTCACAAAAGCCATCGCGTCTCCCCCTGATTGTTTCATGTCGACTGAAACATTTTTGGAGAATGAACTGTCCACTTATGATGAACCACACATGATTCGAACTATGATTTCTTTTTACATTTTCACAGTATCTAGAAGTCGTCGCCGCGAAATATGTTTCTTTGTTTTTGAATAGTTTGGTGATGTATGCACTTCCCTGACCCTCCATATTTTTTCGAATAAATGTTTCTATATTGTTTTTCAGTTCTTCATCATAGATTTCATTATTCATTTGATCATCTGAAAAAGAATTTTCTTTGATTTTTAAAGATACAGAAGGTGGCTCTACCGTAACGGATTTGGGTGCATCGGTTCGAACGGCTGACATTTTAAGAATTTCAACGGTTGGCTCCTGACCTATTCTCGTGAGAGAACCAACTTTGTATATGAAAACTGGAAGATATGCCAATTGGTCTATTCTACCATTATCACAATCTTTACACCCCTTACCATCACACGCTTCATGTTTGGCTCGTTTATATGACCACGGCATTCTAAATCCACTTCCCTTTGTCTTTCTACGTGCGTCACCGTATACAGATGAATCGATAATTGCATTCCAATCCATATTACTCTTAAATTTTGAGAGGGACACGAGAATGTGTTCACGGAGTGCGATAGCGGATATCTGATCAACCACAAACCCTGACCAGTTGAGATGCACACCGGTTTTAATCAGGTCACCAGACGGTTTGGGTTGTGAGACAGAAACGAGACACTCTTTACCACCATGGAAATTTACAGTCTCACAAATAACTTTAGAAATATCTTTGATCTCATCTATTCCCAAGGGTTCTGGGTCTTTATAATCGATATCCACGAAAAAGTTATACGTCTCACTCTTTTGTTCGACGACGTAAATCCTTTCACCTGATTTTACAGCCTTGATATACANATCNTAAAATTCATTCAATCTATCAAACGGCACAGAGAGTTTACCCCCGTCCATGAGCACATGTGATAGATTGGTAGCATTATTGAATTTTTGGGACCAATTCTTAAACATACCTTGTTATTGTTCATCATCTCTAAACCACTTCATACAGGAAACGTCCTGGTATTCTTTTGTTTTAGAAAGTTCCTTCTTAAAGGTTAACAATTCATATACTGTTTTTTCTTCATTTTGTTTGAGCCATTCCTGAATTTCNTCTTCGCACATACCCCTGTTCTTCTCTAACAGTTCACTTATCTGCCTTAAAATAAAAGCCTTGGACTTCATTATTTAATAGAGAAGGTTTTTCTGTTATGAGAACTTATGCACGCATAAAATTTAGGATTTTTAATCACATTATCTATGATGAGTTTCCAACGTTTACGTGAGTTGAATTCTTCGAGTGTATCATAACTCATATAATCGTTTTCGTCGTGTGTTTTGCGTATGGGTTGATTGTTCATCTTTTTAATTTGTGTCTTGTGTTTTTCTTCATAGAATCTTCGTAGTTGGGTTTGTTGTTCTGATCGGTTATAGTTAACGAAAAATATGTATACATTATATTCCAGATCTACCGTTGGACTTTCTTTGTGTATAAATTTAAACTCTGTGTATTCACCATTCTTGAGGGAGACAACTCCACGTGTCTCTTCTTCCAATTCTCGTAGTGCACATCGTAAAGGATTGAATATTTCTCTTCGTCTACACCCCCCTGTGACAAAAATCCAATCCTTGAAGCGCCAATCTCTCACTGTGAGAAACCGAGGTTTCCCGTCGATAAAGCTAACCGGTATTGCAATCGCCTTGTACTTCTTCATTGCGCATTCGCAAGTTATAATAAGGCGATATGTTTATTCGTCCTCCTTTACATCACTTTTCTTGGGTTCCTCTTCTGTCTCAGGAACAGAGGGTTCCTCGGGAGGCGCGCTGAGATGCCTGACGACCTGGGCTGAAAAATTCTTAAATCCATCAATATCCTTTTTAGTCTTGTTTAACTCTTTAAAGAGGAAAACGAGTGCTACGGCGCATACGATGGTGGCGACAATCAAAAGAGTGTCTTTCGTAACGGGAATCATTTATAAATAAAAATAACATCTTCTTTTTAAGTATTCTACATCACGACACCCATTTTGGTTTTACCGGGTGTGGGACACTCATAGGGTGTCTGAGCGAATTGGACGGCTTCGTAATGCGCATTTTCACATGTCTTCTGTGTGGTTGGCGTTGTGGGCTGACCGACAAAGGTTTCAAGTGTCCTGGATTTAGGATCGTACGTCAATACAAAAACGATGGAGAGAAGAAAAACAATTTTCCAAAGCATCTTTTACTAATTAGTTAGAATATAATAGACCGGCCATACCATTTTCCACCCTTAAAATGTTGTAATTAACGGCATAAATATCCTTGGTGACCGACCGAGTATCGTTAATGATACGAGCCGAATCGAGGCGAGAGAAGTTAAGCGTGCCAGTGGGCTGAAGCTTACCAGTCTCGAGGCAGAAAGGATACGTGAAGAGCTTGGTGGCGGGGGTAGAGTTACCATGGGAGGTGTGGTAGTAGAGAGGAACCGAGGTGTAGTTAGGGTTGGCAAACTTGAAGTCGGCAACATCTGTACCGTTGATTTGGAGTTTGAGCTTGTTATCATCGTTGAGGATTTCGAGAGCAGCACTGTCCGCCGAAGTGAGATACTTGACGGGGTGATTGAAGTTGAGTTCCTGCATCTTAGAGCCGGAAGAGACGGCCTTCTGGACCTGGGTGATGAGCATGTTAAGAGGTTCAGCGGCGAACATTTCGCGCTCCTGGGTATCGAGGTAGGCGTAGTTCGCGTAGACATCCCATTTAGAAGCAGCGGCCGCGGCACCCCAAGTGATGCGAAGCTCCACATCATGATATTGGAGGGCAATGAGAGGAAGGGCGGTCTGCCAGTTCTCACAGAAAGCAAACCTGAGAGGGTAGAAGCGCTCGTTGGTGGAGCCACCATAGAGATTACCGGCAACCGACTTAGAAGAGGAGGTTGCGGAGAGGGTGGGTGCGATGAGGGTAGAGTAGGTAGAATCCTGTTCATCAATAACCTGACCTCCCACCATGAGTTCAAC